AAAGGAATATATATATTCCCAGAACATATCAACCCCAATGAATTAAATTTCGAGTTAAGAGTAGATAAGGTTGAATACATTGCGCGTGACATTTCGATCAACAACAAAAGCCAGCAAGACCTTGACCATCTAATGAAACTGCTTGAAGACACAGCCTTTATTAAACCACCAAAATTCAAACACGAAAAAGAATTTAGATTTCGGTTCCTGATTTCACATCGCGGCGTTTATATAGAGCCACGTATACATGCAATTATTATGGATTCTACAAACTTACAAAAGTATGTCCTTTAAAACTTACAGCTGAAGTCCTGCGTATCAGAGCGTGACTGCCTTCAATGGCACAGATAGGGCGACAGCCTTAGCAGCGTCGGCCGTGAAGGCTGCTGCGGTTGCGGGGATAGGGCTGGTCCCATGCACGTGGCTTGCAATCTGACCAGCCATCTGCTCGATCAGATCCAGCGTGTCACAGAGCACCTTGAAGATGTTGACGCTCTCGGACCCCACGTGATTTTTCGGGGCGACCAGTCGCTGACTGATCCCGGCAACGCTCTTGCGCAGCCCCTTGATCTGCTCCTGCATATCACCACCCACGGCGGCGTTATGCTTCTGACCCACGACCAGGTTGAAGTCGCGACCGGTCGCCTGGTGTAGATCGTCCAGGGCCGCGACAGTCGCGGTGCCTGCGGAATTGAGTTTGAGCGCGCCCAACGCCTCGATCTTCTTGACGCCTCCGACGGTTTCCGTCGAATGGTGCTCAACCTGCTGGACGTGGCTCTGGTACCGCTCCTGGTTGTCGTGCGCCTCGACCTCGCGCTCGATCGCCTGATCCCGAATTTTCCCGTCCGTCTGACGGGTCCAGTTGCCATCGGCGTCTACGCGCTGTTGCACGGCGTCACTGTGCTGCCAGACCTGGTCACCCTTGGGCACCTTCGGCAGGCTCAGGCCGTGCGGCAAGATCGTCTGGATATAGGGGCTGCTCGGCAGGCCATAGGCGAAGCACACGACTACGCGGGTGCCCTCCTCGGGGAATCCATAGACGCCCATTTCTTCGCCGCCAGTGGGGACCGGAAGCGGAACACCGGACAGCACCGGCATATCCGGATCCGCTTCGCCACTGGGCAACAGCACTTCAATGTCGACCGCATAACGCGGGCGGAAGTCGTCACAGATCCCGGCGCCGGCAGGCGCATCGGCGATGCCCACCACCCGCGCAAACCGTGGCAGGTGATAACCACCAGTCAGTTCTGGAAACTGCCGCTCGACACTGCGCTTTATTGCGTCGTCCATTTGATCCCCATCTGAGTACCGGCAAGCGTCACGCTGGTAATTCGCTCGCCCTGGTTAATAGTTGCACCTGGTCGCAACCCGGGCAGCGCTGAAATCGTCGCGCTCTGGTTGCCCTGGTAACCGTCGAACAGCTCGACCGGTAGCTGCAGCGGCGCCCGGGCGCCAAAGAAGCTGTCGGCCCAACTGCCCACAAACACCTCGCCGTCACCCTGCTGCTGCCAGATAAAGTCCGGGACACCGAACACCCGCGCCATGCTGTCCATGGCCTGGTACCCGGCGGCCAGACTGTAGAAAAACGGGGCCTTGACCTTGGTGTAGGCCTGATCCGGAACGCGAAAGCGCAAGCCGATTTTGTCGCTGATCTCGCCCAGGACGGCGCGCAGATCCACATGGCGCAGATTCAACGGCAGCGGGTTGGCCAGCACAGCGGCCAGCTCGCGACAGAGCACGACCTGCTGCACGTTGTTGGCCCCGGTGCTGCGTTCCACAAACCCAATGAAATGGCGTTGCAAGGCACTTTCGTTGTACCCGATGTCGAGCGTCACCAGCCCTTTGACCGGCGCGCTGGACTGGATCGTGAACATCGCTCGCCCTGGGCTTTTCACGTCCAGGCGAACTTCGTCCTTCACCAGCTGGTGCACCACGCCGCCGATGGTCAGCACCTTGTGCAACTTCAGACTCATGGGGTGCCGCCTATGTAGTTGTCGACTTTCTTCAGCACGGCTTCGAAGCCAGTCAGTTCTGGACCGTTTCCAGACCCGCTCGCGCCGGCACTGGCGCCGGCCACACCATCGCCCGGGGCAGACTGCGCATTGACGCCGTTGGCGGCGCGCCGGCTCTCGACCTTCTCAGGGTTCGACAGCTTCTCCGACAAGGTGAACTGGATGATCCATTGCGACAGCGTGTCGTCTTCCCGGGCGCTGACGCCGTCGGAAAACTGCACCTGGCGAATGCCGAAGGCCTCGGCGGTGTCGTTGACGATCCGGTAGGTTCGCAGCTGGCCACCGCCACCGGTGCCCTCGGCCAGGCGCATCAGCGTGCGCAATTGAGCGCTGTCCTTGTAGCGGATCATCATCGCCACGGTCAGCGTCTTCGGCTTGAAGCCTTTGTGCGATTTGTCGGTGCTGCTGGTCTGCCCCGACATGTCGTCGCTGTCGATCTTCAGGTTAGCGGTGACCTTGAGGCGATGGCCGATGATCTGTTCACCATCAAGTAACAGCGTCATAGGCCCACCAGCTCGCGCACGAAACTCAGCCCCTGGAGCGAGCCGACTAGCAACACACCGGCTGACTGCACCCATTCATGACCTGGTGCGTCGTCGCCCTCGAGCAGCTGCTTGCGCAACTCACTGGTGTCACCTGGGCCAATCAAGCGGGCTTGCATGGTCGGCTCGTCGGTACCGCCGGAAAGCAGCGCCTTGAGTGCCGACAACTTGTCGTCCTGGTCGACTGACTGCTGGGCTTTACGTTGGGCTAGATCGGCCAAGTCGTTCAGCGGCGAACTGTCAGCCGCGTAACTTTCCATCATGGCCAACTGGCCATTGAACGATTGAGTGGCCGTTTTGACCACGGTACAACTCTGCAGCGGCAGATCGGACCAGGTCGGCTGCATGCCGCTGGTTGGGATTTGCCACTTTTCCGCCTCAAGCTGCACCAGGTTGCGTGCTCGGCGCTCGGCGCGCTGCAGGTCCGCGATCGGCAGCAAGGCGTTGAACTTCGACAACACGCTGGCTAATAGGCTGAAATTGGTACCCAGGAACAGCAGCACCAGGGCGTATTGCTCGCCAGCCGGCCGAGCCGCGTCGGTACTGTCGTCGAGCTTTTCGGCCAGGCGCTGCAGCACGCTGGGGGCCGATAGGAAACGCTGGTAACCGGTGCCCTGGCCGACGCCACTTTGAAACGGGGTGACGACGATGCATTTCGGGGATTCGCTGAACTGCGCATCGAGCGCGGCGCGCCCATTCGCAACAACGTCCTTGACGATGCCGCCGATGGCGCTCGGATCCGTGGTGGCCAAGCCATCGAGGCTGCTCAACCGTTGGGCGGTACTCAGCAAGTTTTCCCCGGCCAATGCCTTGGCATCGGCCATCTGATCCATCCACGCCGTTGCCTGCTCGGGCCAGCGCATCGTCACCGGTGCCCAATTCATGGGTGCGGACCCTCCCAAGTGATCGCTGACAAGGCGTTCAGGTCTTTGTCCGCCAGTGCTTGATCAAGCCGCTGTTTCAGCGCATCCGACTTCTGTAGCAACTTCATTTTGAAGGACATGAAGTCGTTGCTCACCTGACGCAATTGGGCAGCGGTGTGCAACCGAAACGCCTTGATTCCGCCCTGATCGCGACAGGAGTAAGCCATTTCCAGCCCCTGAATCACCGACCCCATGAGATTGACCTGATCGTCCATTTGGCTGCTGTACGCATAGGCAGCACCGAGTGCATCGGAAGTGAAGCCGCCAAGAATGGTCGCCTCGCAGGCGGTGTTCATCTCCACGTACTTCCGGCCATGCATCTGCACTAGGACAACGGGGATATCGTCGACCCATTGGCCGTTTTTCCAGACCTGAAACGGTTCCGGCACCTGCAGCGTATAGCCCGAGGGCAACGGACCAATCCGCTCCACCTTCTTCGGTTCACCGGTTGCGGTGTTGTAGATCGTCAGACCCAGCAGGGAGTCAATCAATTGCCATTTGCTGCCGGTCCAGTAGGCGGCTTTATTCGCCGGCGTCGCCGGTGGTGGTTCAGTCACACAGCCCGACGGGATCAACCAGTTCTGATCGTCCAGCGGATCCTGGTCGGCTTCGACCTCGCACAGGTAGATGCCCAGTGGATCGGTTTGGTAGACAATTTTTGCAGTCACGGAATGGCCTCAATACTTGATACAGAAGAGCTGGGCGACGTTGCGCGGACGGGTTTCGTTGGCGCTATTACCCGAGTCCATTCCGGTCACGGTCCCGGGCACCGCGGCGACGCTGGCGTTCGGTGCATAGGCGTTGTTACCCGCTTGACCGTTGAGTGAGGTCCGGAAGGCGTGGGTGTGGTTTTCCAGGGCATGGGCCTGACTGCCGCCGAAGGCACGGCCAGAGTCCACCCCCCGGGCGTCGTCCCAGCCCCGCACAAACTCGCCACGCAGATCCGGTAACTTGAATGTGGTGATGCCATCGCCCGCGCCATAGACCACACCGATCGTCTGGAACAACGCGGCATAGGTCGTGCGCGATACCAGCGCGCCGTTGGCTTTGAGCCACCCAGCTGGAGCCGTCGACTGTGCGAATGAGGCCGTCATGCCGGTGAACACAGCCAGGGCTTCATATTTGCCTTGCTGGACGCACTTGGTGGTCGCCAGGATGTCGCTGCTGTTGGTCGACGGATCGTCACTCTTGGCGTTCGGCAGGTTGCTCAGTCCGACGTCCGCTTTGGTGGTTGCCCGCGCGCGCAGCTGCGCATAGTCGCCAGTCCGGTTGGCGAACTGCGTGACCAGCGCGCCGGTGATGGGCTCGACCGGACGGAGGTCGGTAATGGTCGCGGCGTCGACCAGATCGGCGATCTTCACGCAGTAATGCTGTACGCCGGCGCTGTCGATGTAGTCCGGAACATTGGCGCTAAACACCACCTTCCAACTCGTCGCCACGTCGTTCAGTTCACGCTGCAGGCACACATCCAGCCAGGCCGACGTCGGCAGCGCCGGCGGAACGACTGGCAACGCGGCGGACCGCACCAGGCGAATGCCTTCCACGTAGGCCGTCCCGGGTTTGAGCTGGTAGGCCGAACCGACCTTCTCCAGCTGCAGCGCGCTGCTGAAGAAACACGCCCGCCCGAACACGTCGCGGGTAAACACGCGCTCGCGCTCATCGATGCCGGCCAGGCGCACAGTGAAGTCGTGTTGCCAGGTGCTGGCATCAATGGTGATGCCGGTCAGCGCCTGGGCACCGTCGAAGGCCAACAGGAAGTTGCGGGTGAGGTTGTTGCCGATCTGCAGCGGCGGAATGTTGCGGCGCTTGATCTGGAGCGGCACGTAGGCCACGGCGAGCAATACGCCTTCGGCCGTCTCCAAGCCGATCCAGTTGAAATCCCAGTCACCGACGTCAGAGCCGATCTGTGAGCTGTACACGACCTGGTTGGGATTCACATAGCCGGCATTGCCGTCGGGGATGTCGTAGACGTGGACGATTTGCCCTGCTGCAGGTTTCGGTGCGGCGCGATCGACGGGGCCGCTCGGATCAAGCCCGGGTACATTGGCAAAGACAAAACGCACCACATCAAGGCCCTGCTGGGCGACGTGTTTTTGTGCGATCAGAGTTTCACCCGCAAGGGTAATGCTGGCTCCCATGGGGGGCTCCTACAGGCTGGCAACCAGCGTTTGCTGGTCGTCGTTGAAGTCGACCACGGCGACACGCAAGGTCACTGGGGTAAGGGTCACGAAGTCATAACGGCGACAGGTGCGGCCGTACTGCTGAATCAGGACGCGCAACAGTTCGGGGTTCTGCGACAGCTGGGAGTCGGAGAATCGCAGCAGCACCACGTCCCAATCCCGATCGGGCATGCGCTCCTCGATCTCGACGTAGCCGACGCCGAGGCGCTGCAGGATGCGTTTCATGCCGGCCGTGCTGCCGGCGTCCACCGCGTTGATGAAGGCGTATTTCACGCGCAGGCGGTAAAGCGCCTCGGGTTCGCCCTTAAAACGGGTGATGTCTCGCTGCCAGGCCAGCAGATCCAGGACGATCAGGTGGCAGGTCTCGGCGTCCATCTGCAGCAGCGGCCAGCGCATCCAACCTTCCACCGTTTCCCACCAGGACTGCGCCGCTGCCTTGAGCTTCGTCGGCTCCGCGCCGTCGAGCCAGAAGGGCAATTCGAGCTTAATCATGGAGTGTCACCTGCAGCGTCTGGATGCGGGGAATGCTCAGCTCGGAGAGGATGTCGGTGTTGGTAAAGTGCAGCGATTCAAGGCCGGCGAACTGCTGGTGCAGCTCTTCGCCCAGACGGCTGAACGAAAAGCGCGACTGCGGGAAGGTCAGCGTCGGCTGATAGTCCTTGGCGCTGCTTTCACGGAAT